GGCGCAGGCGATGGCGCAGGCGCAGGCGATGACGAAGATCCTCCTAAATGAATGATCGGCTTGTATCTATGCTTACTTATTTTCAGCAAATGAATGTCAGGATAACTTTTTCGTTTCTGAACTGCTTCTCCACCGATCTGTGCTGCCTTTTTGAAAGGGTTGAAAACCTCGATATTGTATTTCAGCGCTTTTTCAACTGCACATATATCGCTGATATCAACATCAGTCAGTAAATTCTTGTATTGATTCACTAACTGCTTATAGTGCGGTAAACTCCTCAGCTGCTCTACATCACCGTGTTTCAATTTACGGAAGTATCTCGCGAAATATAAAGCGTCAAGAAAATGATCCTTGTCGTTTTGCGTAGCACTTAAAATCAGTTTCGTGGGGACAGAGAGAAACTGGCCAGCGCATATGTTGTTATAGACTTTTATTTGCATGATTACTATATGGTCAGATCTTTTTCAATGCATTTCTATCGTATTTTGTTCTTGCCCCCTCCATACGAATATGTAAATTATCTTTTGCGAAATATGATTTAGTAGAAAAAAAGATTCACTCACAAACACGGCAGATAATACGGCAGCAACAGCAGTTTATCGTTACCGTACTTTGAATACAGCAGCATCGAGATAATTTGATCAGATAAAGTCCCAAGCGCAAGCTTATCTTGTTTCGCTGCGTACAAGAAGGTGCACAGAATTAATGTCGCTAAATAATCCTTGAATACTACAATCTCGAGGTTTTCATCGAGGGAGGTGGTATAATGCTTCCAGCGGAACAGTTTAACCATGTTGTAGAAGCCCATATTCTCTATGAGACCTATCGTTTTTGGAGACAGCTGAACATTGACATTCATATTTCTTACTTTTGACCCACCACTGATCGGGTGAATGATCGGGCAATTGTTGAATTCTTTAATATGAAAGTCAGGCTCCTTCGCCGCGCATTCTGCCAGTCTCAGCAGTTTTTTTATTGCTTCCTCGCTCTTTAAATGTGTTGTGTCTGTTATCAACACATTCATTTGTGCATGTGGTTCAACGCGCTTTGATTCGAAAAGATTCTTGACATCCAGTTCAGCAGCTTTGAGTTCTACTTCACTTAAAATTTCTTTAAATACATTACGCAATTCTGGGAGTGATTCTGGGCGAATTTCAAACTTCTTTGATTCGTTTCTTAATTTTTCCTGGAATTCATCCTGTTGCACTTTTGGTAACAACTCTTTTATTTTTACTTTTAATTTACCTTGCTCAGAAAAGATCTCCTCCTCCGCGGCAGCCTGTCGAGCCTCCTCCTCGTCAGCCTTTGCCTTTGCAGCAGCTTTTTCAGCCTCCTCGTCAGCCTTTGCCTTTGCAGCAGCTTTTTTAGCCTCCTCGTCAGCCTTTGCCTTTGCAGCAGCATTTTTAGCCTCCTCTTCAGCTCGTTTAGCCTCCTCTTCAGCTCGTTTAGCCTCCTCGTCAGCCTTTGCCTTTGCAGCAGCTTTTTTAGCCTCCTCGTCAGCCTTTGCCTTTGCAGCAGCATTTTTAGCCTCCTCTTCAGCTCGTTTAGCCTCCTCTTCAGCCTGCTGAGCCGCAGCCTCATCTGCCTCAGCTTCCGGCTCATCCACTGATCTGAATGAGGATTCTGAATTGGTATCATTTTCTGATTCATCAGCTGCCTTTCGTTCAGCATCCTTAACCCTCTTTGCCTCAGCTGCGTCAACTAGATTTTTTAATTTTTCCAAGTGTTTCACTGCGTCATCAGGGACTGGTCGTCCGTTACTTTTGGCCCCAGCAACTGCAAGTCGTAAAGCTTTTATTCTCGTGTGAAATGTTTGTTCCTCCTCGTTTTTTTCCCCTTTTATACGCTTAACTTTTTGTTCGACTCCATTTAACTTATTTTCAAAATCCACATTTATCTTCTGTACTGCTTCGTCAGTCAACTGGCTCGTGGCTGCCATTGCGCGCGTGACTCGCTGTTGAACATCATTCCGGCATTCTTCGGCTGGAGCCCCCCCTGATGAAATACCTGACACGATGCTTGTCAGATAATTATCGAATAGCTTCAGCTTATTGATATACTCAAGCAGTGCCGCGTCTTTCTCTCTACAATCCACAATGAGCTTAGTCTTTGTAAATACTGTGTCAAATTGCTTTTCGATAACTCTCAAATTCGAAGCATCAAAATTTTTCACAATGTGATTCAAATCATATTGGACGACTTGTTTCTTCAGACTATCACTGTCGGAGTCATACTTCATGAAATCGGCTTTTGTCATCTTTGTCAAACTAGTGAATTTCTTTTTCGTAGCTTCGTCATAATCGAAGTTTTCATAATCAAGCTTCTGCGACAATGCCTTGACCATTTCTTTTATATCCGAATGTCTGACGACCTCGATTAGATAATCGTTCAACCTAATCTTGGAATAATCCTTTGTTGGCGTATAATTCACATTGAATTCATCGATGAGTGAACTTGCTCTCGAATTTGCACCCCAGTAGAGATTGTTGCGGAGTTTATTCAATGTTTTATCAAACGCGTCTTTATTTGTATCTGCGACACCTTTGTCAAATTCTTTCCGTATTGACTCAATATTGTACTTGATTTGGTTCGCTTTATCAACGTTAGGCAACAGTTTCTTCACATCATCAACTTGGATTCCTTTCCTACTGAGATCATCCAGAATCGAGTGAACTTTTTTGAAATCAAAATCTTTTGTCGCAGCCTCGATCTCATATTTCCTGGGTAAGTTCTTGATTGCTGTTTCGAACAAAACTCGCTTCCGTGGCCTCTCTTTGACGGGGCTCTTATCTGTATTGAGATCTTTTTGTATGGCATTGGTGGTACCCTGTCTCAAACCCATTGCTTTCGATTGTTGAGATGGATTAAAATTACTTTGCGAAAATCTTTGGCCACCGGATTGCGAGTCATTGGTTTCTCCTCCACTTTCCTTATTTACATATGATTTCAAGTCAATGATTTTTACCATATCCATATCCGTATTTGGATAACTTTCAATTACGTCTTTCATTACATCATTTGAGGTCGTCACATAAATGTTTACCGATTTTTTGTTTGCATTTGCATTTTGTATGACCTTTTTTACTTCATGTTCGACGTCACGTCCGAACTTAAAAGGTCCTTTATATTCATAGCCTGCATATTCATAACCATAATCAGTAGATGATGTTAGACCATCTTTTTCCCTTTCATCCATTTTTTCTTTTGGTAAAATTAGGATGGATTGCCATTGAGGAGGCTTGTCCTCAACAGCCGTGGCAGCAGGTTCTCCGCTATTATTTTGATTTGAAGTTGCTTCGCCAGCTTGTTCTTGAGGTTTCTCGTCAGCAGCAGTTACGTCATTGGCTGCAGTAGCAGGTTCAACTGCAGCCTCTTCAGCAGGAGCTTCAGAGGTCCCAACATCGTCATGATCATCTGCATCTTTGGCATCTATTCTTTTTCTTTTTCTCTTTAATGACTTAGTTTGACCAGCAGGAGCTTCAGAGGTCCCATCACCACTTTCGTCATTACCGGGGTTATCTTCTTCTCCATTTTCTTTGTCAGCAGAATCATCAGCTTTAATACTAGAATCAGCATCATCGTCAGCAGGATTTCCGTCAGCTTGTTCTTGTATTTCTATTCTTGTTCCGGGTCCAGATTCTTCGCTAGGAGGCTTAGTTTGACCAGCGGGTGGTATATCTACAGGATTTTCTACAGGTACTTGGGGAGGGAAAGTGGTTTGTTTATCTTTATCGGGTTTATCTTTATCGGCGGGTATATCTACAGGATTTTCTACAGGTACTTGGGGAGGGGAAGTGGTTTGTTTATCTTTATCGGGTTTATCTTTATCGGCGGGTTTATCTACAGGTTTCTTCAATGATGTCTCCAATGATGTCTCCAAATCCAAAGAACTTTTTGAGTTTGAATATATCCCATAGGCAATGATTAAAGCGATTACGATGACAACAATAGTGATCATGCCTGACCTAATTGTTATGAATGAAGATTTTTTTCAAACGTATCTCGTATTTATATTTTTATCAATGTTAATAATATAATGGAACCGGTGACTTTGCAAAAGCAGATTTTCAACACGGATGATTCTAAAGACCATATCATGATTCAGGTTCTGAAGATATTCTGCGGCATTTTGCTGCTATTGATGTTTGTCATGATCGGTGTTCAGTTCAAAGACGGGAAAGACGTATCTGAGCATGTACTCATCCCTTTTACTATCGTGATTCTGATAACTGTCGCAAACAAAATCTTCCCATATAAATTATTCACATTGTGATAGGTGTTGGGTTAAGTCAGCGATCATGTCGTTCTTCTTCTTAGTCTTAGCAGAAGTCTTATAAAGTTTACTGTATATCATTTGCAATTCGTTCACGCATAGGTTCTCCATAAGCTTATGCGAAATATATGGACCGTATTTTGACTGTTCAACGGCTGCTTTGTTGTAATGAAAATCGTAGGAATTCTTGTCTGAAATCTCAATAACCAGGGTCTTTGAGTACAGTTCATTCTTGTGTTGTGACAAATACTTATCATCTACAATGACGATAAGGCTTACTTTCAACAATTCTGAAAAGAATTTCATGCAGTTGGGGAAATCGCATATGTAACTCTTGTCTTCAAGTATTTCCATGATTTGATTTTTGAGTTGACGATGTTTGTGAGTAATCTCCTTCAAGACAGGCGTGCATGTCTCTAACTGCTGCTCAAAATGCACCCTGAAGTCGTCTTTAGAAAACATGAAATCGTTTGTGGTGTACATGAGCATGTCAATGAATCCAGGTAGACAGATTGTCTCAACTTTGTTTGAATTTTTGGTTGAATCGAAATACGTAAATTTATCTAAAAATTGTCTCCTAAAAACTATGGCTTCATTGTTTTGAGTGAAAGCCGAAATAGGTATATCATATTTAATCTTGCAAGGGATTTTGCTGATCAACTGTGTATTCATCGATGATTTTAATATTAATTATTGCTTTAAGTTATTTTTCTATAGGTGTCAACAAAGAACCGACGTAGATCCACATGACTTTCGAGTTTGAATTATTGGCTTTATTTTTTACCTCATTCGGCACCAATTGCTCTAGAAAGGTCTTAAAAACTTTGTAGACGTCTTTGCATTCTGGATCAAAGAACATTTTCGCCAATGTATTTTGATGACAATTCTTCTTGAATCTGTGTGTTTTTTTTGTTAAAAGCGCCTTTTTTAGATCAGCAAATGTCCAAACATTTTCTGTGTTGATCAATCGTTGTCCAGTCTTTTGAGCCAAGATTTCGGCGGCCTTTTTAGCTGTCATTCTTTCATATAATGATAAATCATTATCGTCATGAGACTTTGTTTCACTGGGCCCACTGTTGTGTTCTTCCAAATCGGTGGGCTCGTGCCCTTCTTCTAGTTCGGTAGGTTGAACGCTCTCGCAACCTTCTAGTTCGGTGGGTTCAACGCTTTCACGTTCTTCTTCGCTGATGTCTTTTTGTTCTTCTGTTATCTCTCCTTCTTCTATCTCAGGTGGAGAGACAATATTCTGCATGAATACCTTGAACTGTTCAAACACTTTGTAATTTTCTTCCACCCAGTTCTTTCTAACAAAGTTTGTGGTCCACAACAGTTTGTTGTATCTGGTTCCTGGAAGGCCCAATGATTTGTCATTTATACCTTCTCGTGAATACCTACCGCCATCTTTCACTGATGTAATAAACTGATCAATGATACGCTGCTGGCCATTTGTGGCCAAACTCTTTATACTCTCCAAGTTGAAGATGTGATTTTGTTCGCATCCTAGTTTACCATCTTCCTGTAGCAACATGCATATTATGAAAGAGTCCGTGAAACCTTCATAGATCTGCTGCTCCATAATTCGAGAGAGCACAGTTCTTAGCGTGTCGAGAGGACCAATTATGGGATCACACGTCGTTCGTGCGAACTCCGCCGTTCTTTGCTTGCAAAGTAAAATCTGCGCCTGACAATCATCGCACGACCTTCGCCTTGCCTCAAGACCGGAGCTAAGTTGTTCCATGCAGCACGCGCATTGGGGTCCTATGTTATATGATGACGCACGGCGGCCATACATGGACTGCGGCGATAATCTTTCTATAATGTGCGGCGCAACAAGGTGCGGCGCAAGGTGCGGCGGCGCAAGGTGTGGCGGCGCGACGCAAAGTGAAACCGCATCCCTGAAAAATATCTAGAAAATATTGAAAAAAATTTAAATTAGACCGTCAATCTTGAGATATAAATGGCGTGTGGTATTTTTTAAATCACAGAATTGCCATTTTGAAACCCTAAAAAACTTTTCTCAAAAACTTATCTTATCTCTTCACAAAAAATCTTTTCCGAAGATATTTTCTCGGCAGAAGGACGGACGCGCGCACGCGTGCACCTAGGTGCCGCTCACGCCTTTCATTTAAACATGTTAGAAAGTCCTCAAGGCGGTGAATGGTGGCCTCGCATTGAAGACGCATGCTTACATTGTGATGCATCCAACGAACCGAATCCCCAGGATGCTCCGCCGAATAAGTTATCAGATGCGTGTCAAAAAAAGTTGGCTATGCTAGTGCGCGCCATGAGTGAAGATGATACAACGGGTAGTTACTTGAACGCGGTGAAAGACATCAACGGCATTTGTCATTCTTGGATTGTACACATGATGTTACAAAACTCTGGGAAAGAAGTTCGCGCTAAGTTTACGGATGCTACAATTACGGCGTTATTCGACTACAAAAGTCTTGAACTGACTATGCGCTGGAATAAAGTTGCCCATAGGGAACTGCTGCAAGATATATGTGACATAGCAGAAACTATGCGAAGGCAGCTTTTGGTTCCTTTCGATGTGTTAATGAGGAACACTTACGAAGTGGAAGGAACTCAGATATTTTTATGGTCAGAAAAGTATTTGCGAAGATGCTTTGACGTCTCAGAAATGTTATGGATATCATGCGAAGACTTATTTCAAAGAGCACATGAAATAATGTGTACGGTTTCTCATACTGATATAATCTATAAACGTCAATTGCAACCGAATGCGGGAAAATTCGCCTTTCATACATTGGTGGGATATCTGCCTAACACCATTGACACCATTTTGCCGATGGAGTCGATTGAAGACAACTATTCAAAAGGTTGGGAAACCGATGATGAATATGCGACATTCGATTTTCGAGCGACAATAAGAACGTGAATTTGGCGAGTTCAGTGAGTGTGAAAAAAATGTCATGTAAATCAACTATGTGGTCAAATCTTGTATTATCGGGAGGAGGATTGGCTGCAATCACATATTTCGGTTGTTTAAAGTATATAAACGAACATCAAGATATGAGAGGACAAATAAAAAATGTGTTGGGCGTATCATCTGGGTCAATATTTTCTCTGTTGTTGATATTAGGTTGTACCTTAGAGGACTGTAAAGAATGGCTTTCTGATGTAAAAGAAATGAATTTGAATAAAATCAATTTGAAAAGTTTGGTAACATTTAAAACTGACTTTGGTCTTGATGACGGAGAGGGAGTGAAAAACGCCGTTAAAAAGCTGCTAGACCGTAAGAAAGTAAATCATGATATAACCTTTAAACAAATATCGCAAATCTATGGCAAAAATTTGATTATTTGCTCGGCGAATATTTCCAAAAAGAATCTATTTTATTTCTCAGTCGACACTACACCTGAATTGCATGTTATTGATGCAATAAAAGCTAGTACCTCAATACCGCTTATTTTCACACCATATGTTCTGGATGGGGAGTATCACGTCGACCCATTCGTGTATGATAATTTTCCATTTCACTTCTTCGAAAACTCCGAACACACTATTGGCCTGAACCTTACGACGCGTGCGAATGTCAACAGCAATTTCATGAATTTCTTCACAAACATCTTTAACTCGATTATTTACTTTAATTCAGTCAAGAAACATAAAAATGAATGTTTGCTCGTGGGACAGGGTAGTGGGTTTGACCTCAGAAAGATGAAATTTATAATTGATGATGATACTGTTGATCAACAAATCATTTATGGTTATGAGACATTAAAGGATTTTGTCGAAACTAGAATTAGAACTTTTCAGCAAAATCTTGAATCAGTTCCTTAGTTCTTTCTCCCTCATAAACTTTGTGCGCATTCCCCTTTCTAACTATCAATGTTGGAAATGACGACACGTTATAATGTTCAATCAGTTCCTTATTAGGAGGGTGATCGGCATTTAACGCAACTACTCGAAATGTGTTATGTTCTTTTGAATAGTTTTCAATTTCAGCCCAAGTTGGTTTGAAACGCGTGCAGTAACCACACCAATCAGCGAAAATGAATATTAATTGTTTGTCATTTTCTTCGAACTTCTCTACGAACTTACTCTTATAGAGCATGTGGACAAAGAATAATACTATTGCGACGCAAAGTACATGGACAAAAGTGATTTTCATTTTAAAATATGTGATATTTTTTTCATTCGTCATTTATTTGACATGCGACTTTTAGTCGTGTATTCTCTTCTACCAGACTTTTAATATTGCTAGCCATTGCCTCATAAACCAGAGATACATGTTGATTCATGACGCACATCGTATCCACCACAGAGTTATATGCGGTGTAAACATCCTTCGTTTTATTTGAAATGTTCATGTAGTCATTCTCGGATATCTTGTTTTCGTCACAAAGCTCTCTTGAAAGTTCATCTATTTGCCTGCATGCAGAGTAAAGTGAGTTTTCAAAGTTTTCGAGATCCAGTTGCAACTTTGATGAATAGTCGTCTTCCTCTGAATTCACATCAGACCCGTCATTATTTTCATTGTTCGACATTACACTCTGGAGCAAATAAAAAAAAAATCCTGATAATTAAATGGGCGCATTCCCGATTTTTTTGATTATTGCACTGTTGTTACATGATAAAATATCGATAATTTGTGGCCTTGTCATTACCACGATTATTGTAAGCGTTCTCAAATTTGTCACAAATCAGTTTCCCGAAAAATCAATTATATTCCAAATGTCTCGTCGACCAAAAGGTGCCAAATGTTGTGATCTAGTAAGCTTTGATTCAAGTGATCAAAGTAAACAAGCTGGTTTTCCATCAGGGCACATGGCGTTCATATCATATTTCATAATGTGTTCACCAAAGGAAACTTATCTTCAAATTTTCCTTAATACCGCGTTATGGTTTGGCGTGGCCTATGATCGTATGGCGACAAATTGTCACACATTATTTCAAGTCATGGCAGGTAGTGTGATTGGAGTTATGATTGGTAAATTGATTTAAGTACTTGAAATGGATACACTTGTATCTAATTTCATGTCCACACTATCCGTCCCATACAAACCACGAACTAGCCTGTTTTATCATCATATAAACCTTAAACACAAAGCTGCGCGGTCTATTCGAATCCCCCATTATAATCAAACCAACAATATTCGCTCTATAAATACCTTCCCTTCAAATAGATCTTCGCACAAGCTTAGAGCTATAGACCCTGATATTATTGTCACGAGTTCGAATATTTTACCTTATGCGCAGTTTCAAGTAGTCTCTTGGATTTTACCGATGACCATAGCTGGAAGACTACTAAACATGGATTATGAAAACATTTGCAAGGGGTTGATTGTTATTGCCATTACTAAATCTTTGCTTTACTCATTACAAATAATTCATTATTGAAATCAGAAATTCATTTAAAACTTGTTTCAAACATATATTCGAAATGCGACGTGATGGTGAAAGATCACTATACCATTTTGGAATGTGACAGAACAGATTCTATTGAATCAATTAAGGCAAAGTATAGAAAACTAGTACTTAAACATCATCCAGATAAAAATGGAGGCGTACACACAAGCAAATTCTATGAAATAAATGAGGCATATAAAAACTTGGTCAAGCAACGATCAATTGTTATTGATTTACGGCAAAATGCGAGGCAAATGGTGCTACGATTTTTAATGTTGATGAAACCGAGAAACATAGTTCTGAACCTCCAAACAACATTTAGAGATGTGTATAACGGAATCACGAAAAAAATTACATATATGCGGTTCAAAGGTGGCAGAAAAATAAAGGATTTTGTGTTTGTAAATCTACATAATTTTGAAAATCAATATATTTTCAAAAACTTCGGTGATGAGAACCCGATAGGGAAAACTTGTGGGGATCTTCATGTTAATTTCACGATAGATTATGAGGAGTTTGCGAATTGCAGAATCGACACAATCATAGATAATTACAATGTGACTTTAGCTTTGAATATTAATCTACACGAGTATTTCACAGGGTTATATCGTAAGGATTTTATCGTTAAACTACCGGAATTACTTGACCATATCCCGCATATACACGGTATGTCAATCAGTTTACCCGGTAAGGGATTACCGTTTGAAACAGAGGAAGGGGACATTGAAAGAGGATGTTTGACAGTCTTGCTTCACTTAAACCTATCAAGAATACACAAGAATATCAATAAAGATGAAACATTTTGTAAGTGTCTAGAAACATACTTTACCAATACGCCAGACAATTCTGTCGCTGCCAGAAATAATATTCCAATGGATTCATCGTGACAGGATTGGGAAAGTATTGGGGGTACATGCCAGGTGGAAATGAGCCCATTTGGTGTTGTTGCACCATTTGATTGACTTGGGTAGGAGGGGGAGGGGGAGAAGGTGGTTTCGAGCCTATTTTCCTCTGTTTGTCTTGACTCCCTAAACCCTTTGATTGTCTGGATTCCCTTGTAATAGTATTATGTTCTTCGGTTAACATATATTTGTTGTTTTTTCGAACATATAATTTTTGCTTAATTCCAGTCGACAAAGCTGCAGATATCGAGCTCCGTGGAGTCTTACATTTTGCAAAGTTATACAAGGATCTTTTGAGTATTTCCTTGTAAATATCATCACTGCACATGGGACATTCAGACCTCGATAAGACGATACTTATCCCATCTTTTAGCGATCCACTTGCTTTTGTTTTCTCTGCAATCTTCAGACTTCTACGCGGTTTTCTTGGAGCCCCGGGAACGTAAATTTCATATTGACATGTTCCAGTCCTCGTGAAATGTAGATCTTTCATCCCAGTGGAGAGAATTGCGGTGATGGAGTTGACCGGAGTTTTGCACTTTGTAAAGTCATACAGACTGTCAAGATGCAAAGTCGTTAGAAAAATATGCGGGAGGTAGATGATGATGTGGTGGGTCGCTAGACGGGGCACTGCATTTTACCTCCTTCTTTCAATTTCTTTGTAAACTTCCATGACGTACATTGGCGTCTTGGATGTGGTCATGATGGTATACACCGCATTTTTTAAAGAGCCGATGGGGAAGTCGGGTACGTGCAGGCCCAAGATGCGGCTTTTATTTGCCGCGTTAACGTTTGCAGATGCAGGCCTGTTTTCATCGTTGCTCACACGCAAAGCGAGCTCACAAACATATGAAAGATACTCCAAACCACACGAGTTAGCATTGTCTACCATGTTGCATCTCCGCGCGAGTACAAAGTGCCATTAACATGACCTTGCAAAAAAAAAGATATTTTAAAGATATTTTATATTTCAACTTTTTTGAAATTTGAAAATTTTTGAAAAAACTTTTGAAGAAAAAACTTTTGAAGAAAAAACTTTTCACGCTGCTTTTCACTTCCAAACGCACGCATCTCACTCTTATATGGCTGGCACAGCATGCAAGCGATTCCAACTGAAAACAAAGAGAATGCTCGCGAGTATGGCAACTTTTACCCTGCGTACAGCAATAATATCATTCACTTAGGGCAATCATTATTTAGCCACGAGAACTTTTTTCATTTCTCGGATGCTAAATACGAAACCGCCGAAACTCTACTGCAAGGCGACACTACTGATGACCATAATTCAGACTGTGATTATGACTGTGAATATGACGATACTCCTCTAATCTACAAGAAGATACCTCTCGCGAATGTGTTGCGACCGCGTAGAGGTCCGCATCGACGCGGAGGAAGGAGAAATAAACATCCTGTCCACCACCACTGAGGACTGACGCCGCAAGACGCGAGTAGTGGAGACGATGATGACAGAATGGGTCGTGAGGTTTGAGGCGGTGCGTTCCACCGTTTGTTCTCAGGCGTCTTTCAAGAACCGTGATTCTGTCGGAGCCCGCAACATACTACGCTGATTGTTGGAGAGAGAGACCAAACAGTTTGACTCGCAACCAAAGGGGAGGAAGAGTGGAGCTACACCGCTTCATGCTTCAAACCGGCGCAATCGAGTCGACGGTGGCTTAACAGCTGCTATGATGTTTAGAATTAATTTTTAAATATCATATAGTGCTACA